TCGCGGGGGGTAGGTAATGGCTAACGGCGGGCGCATCACGAAAAAGAACCTCGACAAGTTTCTCTCGCTACTGCGCGAGGGTTATTCTGTGCGCTCTGCCGTGCGCGGTGCGCGCATCTCTTCGTCTGGCGTTTACAAGAAGCGAGACCAAGACCCAGAATTCAGAGCCGCCTGGCAAGATGCACTTGACGAGGGAACCGGGCTTTACGAAGACGAGATGAAGAACCGCGTCTTCGAAGGCGAACCGATACTCGGCCGCGAGGGCGAGATTGTCGGCTTCAAGAAAAGCGATCGGCTTCTTGAGTTCGCTCTGCGATCACGAGACCCCGAGACCTATGCCGAAAAGCGCAAGACCGAACTGACGGGCGCGAACGGTGGGCCGCTTGAGACGTCAAACACGACAGAGATCGCGTTGACGCCTGAAGCGAGACAGCAACGCATTCGCGATCTACGCGAAGCACTGGGAAAGAGAGAGACATCTGAAGATGATTAACATAGAACACGCCGATATGGTACGCAGCCTGGTCAAGCCGGGCCAGCACATCATGATCTGGCTCGAAGACGACAGCGTCGACTTATGGCACGCAGCGACCGGCCTCGTCGGCGAAGTGGGTGAGCTTGTTGAATGCGTCAACAGCGACCCGTTCGACCTTGAGAACTTCATCGAAGAGCTAGGCGACATTGAGTTCTACTTGTGTCAGGCTCGACAGAACCTTGAGATCGACCGCGACTTCATCGTCAATATGGGCTATCACGCGAAGCCCATGCTGCCGATGACCGGCCTTATGATTGCCGCTTGCGGCTTTCTTGATCAGGTCAAGAAGACGGTCATCTACAACAAGCCGACCGACCGAACCGAGTGCATCAAAGCGCTCGCCGACATAGAGCGCAGGCTTGAAGAGATCAGGGCCGTGCGGCTCGTTGACCGCAGCGAGACGCTGCGCGCCAACATCGACAAGCTCTCGCAACGCTACCCGAACGCCTCTTACTCTGACGAACACGCTCAGGCGCGTCTCGACAAGACGGGCTAAGTCGTGGCGGCAGCGGTCGACGAACTGGCTGAGCTGCAGCTCGAACTCGAACTCAGCAAGCTAGAGAGTGAAGAGAGCCTAGTCGACTTTATCAAGCACGGCTGGCGCTGGGTCGACCCTGCCTTCTACGTTGACGGTAAGCATACCGAGATCATCGCCGTGCACCTCGAAGCGATGGTGCGCGGTGAGCTGACGCCAGACGAGGTCTCGAAGATTCTGATCAACATACCGCCGGGCCATCAAAAGAGCCTGACGGTTTGCGTGTTCTGGCCGGCCTGGTGTTGGGGGCCGCTCAACCGACCCGACCTGCGCTTCATGTTCACCTCGTACCGGGGCGAGCTGGCACTTCGAGACGCTGATCGCTCTCGCCAGCTCATCAAGTCGCAATGGTATCAGATGAACTGGGGCAACCGCTTCGAGCTGATCAGATCGCAAGACAGCAAGGGTCGCTTCGGCAACAACAAGGGCGGCTACCGATACAGCACCTCGATCGCGGGCATCATGGGGGAAGGTGGCGACTATGTGATTCTCGACGACCCGCACAACGTCGAGCAGGCTGAATCAGTCGATGTCAGGAAAGAGATGATTCGCAAGCTCGACCTCGCGCTACCGACTCGGGTGCGTAATCCGAAGGGCGGCATCGTCGTCATCATGCAGCGGTTGCACGAGCAAGACTTCAGCGGTCACGTACTGCGCAACGAGCCCGACGAATGGGTTCACCTATGTCTGCCGGCAGAGTACGAGGCCGACCATCCGACGCCGATCAAGACGCCATTGATCAACCCGGCAACGGGTGAGCCCTGGTGCGACTGGCGAACCGAAGACGGCGAGCTGCTCTTTCCTGAGCTATTTGACGGCAACCGAATTCAGAAGCTCAAGGCACCGCTCGGCGTGTATGGTGTCGCCGGCCAGCTACAGCAGCGGCCGACCCCTCGCGAGGGTACGATGTTCAAGCGAGAAGACCTTGAGAACAACGTCATCACGCTCGAAGAGTTCAAGAGGCTCAAGATGCGCAAGTGGTGTCGAGGCTGGGACTTCGCCGCGAGCAAAGACAAGGGCGACTTCACCTCGAACGTAAAGGGTGCGCTTGGGGTTGACAACAATGTATACTTCGTGTTCTGTCAAGAAGTGAGAGAGTCAAGCTCGACTGTCAGGGCGATGTTTAAGCGATTCGTCGAGGCCGATGGCACCGGCGTCATCGCCAGGATACCGCAAGACCCCGGACAGGCCGGTAAAGATCAGGCCGAGCAGTATCTCAAGCTCATGCCAGGCTACCCGGTCAAGGCCGTGCGGCCTACTGGTGACAAAGAGACAAGAGCCGAGCCGCTCTCTTCAGGCGTGCAAGTGGGCACCGTGAAGTTCGTGCTCGGCGATTGGAACGACACAATGTTCGAACGGCTGGCCGGCTTTCCCGCTCCCGGCTCGCCTGACGATGTTGTTGACGCGGCGGCGGATTGCTACAACGAACTCACGCTCGGGAATAACTTTAGCAGCGGTCAAAAGATAATGCAGGGCTAAACAATGGCAACACCAACAGCGAACGGCGTCGGCGGCGTCTCAACTCAGAACCGGCTCTACCAGCGGCAGCGCGAGAACTATGGACTCATGCGCGACGCGCTCGAAGGGCAATATCGAATCAAAGAGCAGGGCACGCAATACCTGCTCAAGCCGCCGGCTCTCGCCGTCGCAGGCAACGACCCGCAGGGCGCGAAGTACGCATTCTACAAGTCGTTCGCCGAATTCCCTGAGCTGGTCTCGCAGGCGCTCTTCGGCATTCAAGGCTTGATTCATCACCGGCCGCCGGTCATCGAGCTGCCTCGAACGCTGCAGTATCTTGAACAGCAAGCAACGCCAGACGGCAAGACGCTCGATGAACTTTGGATGGATGCAACCCGCGAGGTCTTCTTGATGGGCCGCTTCGGGCTACTCCCCGAGGTTTATGAGAATCAGGTCTATCTCTGCCAGTATCACGCCGAGAGCATTCAGAACTGGCACAAGGTCAAGACCGAGAGCGGCATGTCTGCCTCGCTGGTCGTCTTGCACGAGCCGATTGAAGAGGTCGTGACTGGCGACGGCTTTGGCGTTGACGAGGTCGACTACTATCGCGTGCTGAAGGTGGAAGACGGCCAGTATGTCGAGGAACTCTGGAGGGGTAACGACGTGCAGGCATCGACTGGCACGCAGCCCGAAGGCGTCGATGTTGAGATGCTGCCGAGCTACCCGATCGTGCCGTCTCGCATGGGCCGCAATTGGTCATTCATTCCCTTCGTGCCGATCAACGCGATCAACAACGAATATGACCCCGGCCAGATCCCGCTGCTCGCAGTGGCTCAGAAGGCGCTCGACATGTACCGCAAGAGCGCGACCTATCACCGCACACTATACCTGAAAGGCGACCCGCCACTACTGCGCACCGGCTTCTCTCCCGAAGAGGCTGAGAGCGCCAACACGATCGGCGGCGGGGTAACCTGGGACGCAGCCAACCCCGAAGCCGACGCCAAGTATATCGAGCCGACGGGCGAGGTGATCTCTGACCAGCGACAGGCGATCATCGACGACCTAGAACAAGCTCAGCGGGCCATCGGCCGGCTTGTCGACAACAAGGGCGGCGGCGTCGAGTCAGGTGAGGCGCTCAGAGAGCGCAGAGCGGCGAACTCGGTTACTCTGGTCGGCGTACTGCAGTCGGTCGCCGAAGGCTTTGAGAAGGCGCTGCGCAACACCACGGTCGTCATGGGCGGCAATCCTGACGAGGTCGTCTTCAAGCCAAACCTCGACTTCATGGCTCCCGAGCTGACCGCAGACGACGTCGTCAAGTTCACGACCGCCAAGAATCAAGGCGCACCGATCAGCCTGCAGTCGCTTCACGACACTTTCAGACGGGGCGGCGTCACGCAGATCGACTTCGACGAAGAGATGCAGCTCATCGAAGACGAAGACGCGACCTTCAACATGCCGGGCGGCGACGACCCGGCAGACGCGGGCGACATCGGTCAGGACGAAGGCACCGACCCCGAAGACCTGCCAGAGACGCCAGACGCCGAAGAGGGTGACGAGGCTCAATAGTGGCCGAGCATACCTTCAACGAGCGCATTCTCGACGCGCAGATCAGTCACCAGATCGGCTTGCTGCGCTTCCGAGAAGGGCTGGCCGATCGAGTGATCGAGCAGCTTGAGCGAGTCGAGAAAGACCTGCGCAAGCAGCTACGCGAGCGCCTCAGCGCGATCGCAGAGCGGGGCTATGACGTAGGCCCGGCAACGACAAACCGCCTCAGACGGCTCAACGCGGCCGTGAGCGAGACGTTGCACCGGGCTTATCTCAACATGGGCGACACGCTACGCGCTGAGCTGAATGAGCTGAGCCGCTACGAGGTCGACTTTCAGACCCGACTGATACAGGCGAACACGCCGTTCGTCGAGCTGGCCTTCGCAATCCCGCCGGCAGACGCGCTCAGGGGCATCGTCACGGCCGAGCCGATGCGGGGCAGGTTCTTGCGCGACTTACTGCGTCAGGCCGAGCGTGGGGCAATACGGCGCGCTGACGAGGCCATACGGCTCGGCATCATCGAAGGCGAACCGACGCCGGCTATAGTGCGCCGCGTTATGGGTAACGAAGGGCTAGGCATCGGCAAGCGAGGCGTGCAGGCGCTCGTGCGTACCGCCGTCACGCACACAACGACACGAGCCCGAGAACTGTTCTACGCCGAGAACTCTGACATCATTGCCGGCGTCATGTGGGTCTCGACGCTCGACAATCGCACGACGCCGATATGCCAGAGACTTGACGGTCAGGTCTTCGAGCCGAAGCAAGGGCCGAGGCCGCCGGCGCATATCTCTTGCAGATCAGCAACGAGCCCGATACTTGACGGCCAGAATGAGATATTCGGCGACCGGGCCAGTCAGGTCGGGCCGGTGCCGGCAAAGACGACATACAACGAGTTCTTGAAGCGCCAGCCGGCGAGTTTTCAAGACGAGGTTCTCGGACCTACGCGGGCGAAACTATTCAGGCGAGGCGGGCTCGATGTTGACCGCTTCGTTGACTTCACTGGTCGGCGCTATTCGCTGGCCGAGCTACGGGTGAGAGAGGCAGCAGCTTTTGAAAGGGCAGGTATCACAGACTAAAGCGGCCGAGTTCGCCGAGATATGCGTCAGCTACGGCGTGCCTCTCGGCCGGTCTAATCTAATTGGTCAGGCGATCGCCGAGGCTGTCGATAAGCCGTACCGATTCGAGTGCGGGCACTGCGGAAAACCCGAGCGATCGAAAGACCCGAGAGCCGGATATTGCTCTGATTCTTGCCGCACAATGGCCTACTTACAACGAAAGAAAGAGGCCGCAGGCTAAGCTGCGGCGTCGGGCCATCGACCCCAGTCTTGCGGATCGGGCCAGCCGATATCTTCTTCGAGACCGTTCTCTTTGCACACGACCGCCATGTCGAGCAGTCTGACATGTATCGGCCGCAGCTTGCGCCGGGCGCTTCTGAGGTCTCTGAAGCTATAGTATGGGATCGCCATTAAATCGGCCATCTCTTTGGGGTTGAGGTCAAGCTCTCGCATGTAGTGCGCGATGACCTCGGTCTGCGTTTTCTGTTTTGGCATTTTGCCCTCGTCTGTCGTTGGTTAAAGTTTCGGCGGTTGCAGTCGATTCGGCCTTCTCATGAACTTGCCCTATGCAAGCGGCTCGCCGGGGCACTATCATCGTCTGCTATTTCTCGTCGTCAAGTTTCTCGGGCGCTGCGCTGAGGGGTTTCCGTCTTATGCGCCCTCGAAACTATCGGCTCATCCTGACGCCGCCGATCGCCTGGCAAGGAAGTGGCTAGCCATTTCACGATTCGGTTTGCGACCAGAACATACGCTCGCGCTCGGTCGTCAGACTCTCGACAGCCTTGCCGAGAGCGGCAGAGATTCGGTCGAGGTTAGGCGTGCCGGCGGGCAGAGCGGCAGCGAACTGCAGCTTCATGATCGCGACGTTCACGTCATCCTTCGAGTGCATGGCGAGGTCAACGTCGACCTCGTCGAGCGCTCTCAAGGATTCGTTCAGCTTGCGAACGGTCTCTTGCGCCTCTTTCTTTGAGGCTTCGAGCGCCATGCGCAGAAGATTTACTCGGTCTTTCATGTCTTTCTTCCCTTCTTGTCTTGCCTCGATCTCGTCGAGGTCGTGAGGCGAGCACATTAGGCGCTCACCCCGAATTTTTCTTGAACCCATCGCTCGGCCTGCTCGCGAGCTTCTTGCTCGGTAAACCAGCCGACGCCGATGGCGTAGTCAATGTCGAGCGCAACGATTCGCACGACGGCGAAATACTGGGTCTCGACCCTGCGCTGCACTTTGCGCTTCACTTGCTTGATGAAGACTTCGATGTCTGTCGTCAGCGTGCGCTCAAATGCAGGAAACTCTCTTAATTCCATTGTTATACTCCCATTTCCTTGTTCAGTTAAAACTGCGGGGTCGGCCACCTTGCTCGCCTCGGGTTCTTTGCCCCTCGGCCCTGCGCGGTGCGGCTCGGGGCTTGCCCCTGGCCGGTATCTGACAACCGGCCCCGCTCAATCAATAAAAACATTGTAAGGCATTGACTCAATAAGTCAATGACGATTGTGAGCATTTTGTGAATTAGCGCACATTAATGGCGACGCCGTCGCCTTCGTAGATCTCAAGCCAGACGCGAGCGCCGCAGCTCAATTGACCGTCGCCAGCCCATTCAGAGCAGAAGCGGCCGATGACCCGGCCGTCGACCGTGATCTCTGCAGACTGGCCTTTGCGGTTGCTGCGGTAGTCTTTGGCTGTCAGCACTGGGAAGATGGCCGACTGATACTCTGAGCCGCTCAGCTCGCCGTCATCGTGAGCCTTGTCGGTCTTAGTGTTGCGTGCGATGTTCTGCCGGTTGACGTGCACGATTGTCTTGCGTGTCATTCGTCTGCCTCGCTTTCTCTCTTATACTCGGCAGCCCTGCAGCTCAGGCACTCGCCGCACTGGCATCGCTCGCCGTCGGCGACCAGCGCCTCGAAGTGTCGCTTCGACGTGACCTCGATCACGAGCCCGTCATGCCTGAAGACCGCGTAAGGTGTCGCGCCGCTCATCGGTGCTTCACCTTGCGCGTGTACTTCGTGCGGTCCCGCATCGGGCCGGCTTTGCGAACAAAGTCGGGCTGCTTGTTTCTGGTTTTCGGTGCCTTCATTTTTAGATACCTCGGTAAATTTCTGCGCGTTGCTTGTCGTAGTATGCCCAGCCCTCTTTGGTCAGGCCCGGCTGAATGTTTGCGTCGTAGCTGTCGCGCTCAGCTTGCTCGGCGACGTCGTAGGCGTCGCAGACCTTGCTGTCGCCGCCGGTCGCTCGTACTTCGCGGCTCAGTCGAACAACTTCTCGATCGGTTTCGAGGTGCTGGTCGATTTTTGCTTTCATTGCTGCGTTCATGTTCTTCTCGTTCGTTGTCTCAATCAATGCAGTAATCATAAGGCATTGACTCATTAAGTCAAGGACTTATTGTAAAAAATTGTGAGCCAGTTCAAAAAATCATCGAGGTGCGGCGCGATCACGAGGCCGTGAAAGATCACGACCCCGATCATGAGCGCGTAAACCAGCGCAAGCCCTCGCGCCTGTTTCATTACAGACGAATCGGCATGATGACCATCGTCGCGACGCGCTTCGCCTCGGCCCCGAGCAGACGCACCAGCATCGCGCCCGTGCCTCGTGGCGAGATTTCTACGCCGCCTTTCTTGCCGTCGGTGAGCAGGCTGAAGACCTTGTTCACGTCGGCCAGGTAGGCGGGATTGAACGCGCCCTCACAGACGTCGTTGCCTTCGTCAACGATCTCGCTCGGAATGATCCGCTGCCAGTCAGGAAAAGCGCCGTCAATCAGCTCGGCCGTGCGAGTAGTGCCGGCATAGCTCACGACGACCGGCTCGCCAGGCTGCTCGACTTCGAGCGTGACGATCACGTCGCGGTTTGCCTTCTTGCTCAGGTCGCGGATTGTGTCGGCGTCGAACTGAATGATCAGCCGGTCGCGCTCGTCGCGTGCCTGGTCAGCCAGGTCGATGAGCGGATTGTAGACGTCGCCGGTCTCGATCGTGGTCAGACGATGGCCGTCGGTCGACACGAGCGTCAGGCCGAAGATGTTGCCGCCTTCGTCGGTCTGCTTGCCCTTCTCGAACAAGACGCCGTTCAGAAAATAGCGCACGTCTTTCTTCGCCTGGGTTACAGTGGCCGCTGCGATTTTCTCGGCCGTGGTTCTTATCTTGATGGTCATGAGATTATTCTCCGGTTATTGCAAAGTGACCGCAGTCGCCGCACTCGTATTCTATGCGATCGCCGCGCTCGTTGGTGTAGTAGCCGCCGGCGTACCAGTTGCCGACCGATCGGCAATGCGGGCAGACGCACGAGCCGACATAGGCTTCGCCGTCGAAGTATATGTCGTAGGTGTCAGCCCAGACTTTGACCGGCGTGCTGTAGGTGTGAGAATCGAAGCCGAGGCCGTTCTCAAAGCCCGCACAGTAGCCTGGCACTTGCGCCTGGTACTCTGCGATCGTGCAGCTCTTGCCGTCGGCGTGGTAGCTCTTCATGCGTAACTCGCTCATGCTCGCGCCCTTAGATCAAGTTCGCCAGAGAGCCGAGCTTCTTGATGCCGTCGAGCGGCAGCCAGACCGGCTGACCGCTTTCGAGCTGGCCATTCGGCATGACTCGACGCAGTTCTGCGCCAGGCATGGGCTCGAAGCTCTCGACCGTTCTGAGGCCGACGACCTCAAACTCTGCCGTGATATTGTCTGCGATCACTCTGTCGCCTACGTTCAATTCGATATTCATACTAAAATCCCTCAACGTCGAATGGTTTCATGTCAGGTTCTACGCTCATGTCTTCGCTGATCTGATCAAAACCGTGAGCGCCTGCGATTATGATCTTCGAGCGGTCGGCGCATTCTAGGTCGGTTCGACGATAGTGCGCGCCATTCCAGTAGAAGCCTTCTCCAATAGCAATTTGCTTTAATGTTTTCATGATTTCCTGCCTTGTTGTTGTCTCAATCAATGAAGCTATCATGCGTCATTGACTCACTAAGGTCAATGCCTTTTTGTAATTTTTTTGTGAGGCCGGTCTCATATCGACGACTCTCGTGATTCCGGCGCGGTCGAGATGAATCAAAAGCTCGCACGCCCGAATCGTCGGGTCTTCTTTGAGCATGCGCTCGCGCTTGAATTTTGCGGCGTAGTAGTTCATGCGTTCTATGCTCCCTTGTATTCGTTGCCGATAAGCTGGCGAACTTCGCCTCGCTTGGTCAAGACTGTCGCGTTGCCTAGTTCGTCCCATGCGACGACGCGGTAGTCGTTCTTCTTGGTGCGCAGCTCTCTGGCCTTGTGGGCTCTCGCGTTCTTGACGCCGCGCACTTGAATGCGCACGAAGCCGTTGCCGCGCACGTCTTCGATGAATTTCGCAATGCTGGTTCTCATGTCTATACCTCCTTGCTGTAAACGATGCCGTTGACGAGGTCGTACTCGTAAGGGCCGCCGGCCTGGTAGGCTGCGTCGCCTATGCCGGGGTGAGCCTCTTCGAAAGCCTCGACCGCGTCGACGTTGGCTTCGGTGGAGTTCTTCAGGTACGCGGCGACAAGCGCCAGGTATTCGTTGATGATTGCTTCGTTCATGTTTATGCCGCCTTTTCGATAAGTTCAATTTTGCCTTCGATCTTCGCGATCTTTGCTTCGAGCTTCATGAGCGCGTCGAGTCGCTCTGCAGACTTCGGCGCGAACCATACGTTCTCCCATTCAGAGTAGAGTGCTTCGCGTTCTGTCTTGAGTTCGTTGATGTTCATGTTCTCGTTTCCTGCGTCGTTGTTCTCAATCAATGAAGACATTATACACTGGCGGCATAATGAGTCAATGCCTTTTTGTATTTATTTTTGACTGAGTTCACGTTTCAGGCGTGCGACCTCAAGAGTGAGGTGTTCGATGCGGTGCTCGTAATCTTTGAATGCCTGCGCCGTGTTGAGGTGAGCCCGGTCGACCTCGCGCCGCATTGATTCGAGCATCATGTCAGCCTTGACCTCGTGCGGCTTTGGCAAGTCGTCAGGGTCGGCGACGATGAGACCCAGCCGGGCGGCCAGCCATTCGACTAGCCGCCTCAGCATGTCGCACCTATCGCTTCTCGATCAGATGCACAGCACAGACCCGGCAGCGCCGGCCTTTCGCCTGGCGTATCGTGACGATCTCCCGGTGCAGGCTGTCGGCGAGCTTGATGCCTCGCACGACTAGCCAGTGACCAGTGACTTCGACTAGGTACGTTGCGGTGCGGTCTTTCCGTTCTCTTAACCATTTAGCAAGTGTAGGCCGGCCGCCTCGATTGATTCGTTGATACAAGTCACAATCGAAGCCGAGAACATCTAAAGCGTGAACTACTTCGCTCGTGTAGGTTCCGCGCACTGGCGTCGCGTACCCGTTGCGCAGTAGCCGCCGCCGTCGAATGATGCTCGCAGCGTCATCGGTCGTAACGCCGGCAATGGTCGCTATCGCAGCCGGGCCGCAGTAGCTATTCTTGCCGACGATCGGCTTGAGTGGTGGCGTCGTGTAGCTCATGATGCGCGCCTCGCGTCGAGCCATTCGCCGACCGTCGAGTCGCACTTGTCGAGGTCGTCGAGCAGGTCTTGCCAGTCGGTCAGAGACCAGTCTACACGGCCGCCAGATGCGAGCGTGAAGATCGCGTCGACTAGCTCGCCCTCGGGGCTCTCGCCAGCGATGACGCGGCGCACGAGCCGCCTGCGGTGCTTCGGGTCGTCGATGTCAAACTTCGGCTCGATCATGCGAATCACTCCCCGTTACTGAGCTGTCCGAGCAGCTTGTCGGACCAGCCGAACATGCTCGCGGTCGTGGCGACTTCGAGGTCGCGCTCGGTGTTGCTGTTGACCCGATTGACAGTCTCGGCCGTCTTGTCGTCTTGCGGGAAGTCGAAGAAGCCCTCGACGCCTTGCACGAGCTTGACGAGCTTGCCGTCTACCGGGTGCGTTACCACGAATTCTCTGTTCATTATGTTTTACCTCGTTTTTGTGGTTTGGTGGGCCGGAAAGCCGGCCCGTCTCCCCTGGCCTATACGGCCAGGGCTTGCGCCAGGTGGCGAAAGAAGTGGCGAATGTCGCCGTTAGCGAAGTCGATCTTGACGAGCGTCGTCTTGATGGCGTCGCGCTCGTGCTTCGGAGCTTGCTTGATCGCGTCGATGATCATGCCGTACTCGAAAGAGTTCGCGCCGCTCGGGCCTTCGACTTCGAACCGCTGCTCGCGGTCAATTTGCTTTTCGGTGATGAGCGTGTCGATCCAAGTGTTGAAGTTCATTTTTTGTTTTCCTGCGTTGTCTCAATCAATGCAAGCATTATAAGGCAATGACGCAGAGAGTCAATGACTTATTGTGAGTTTTTTGTGAACTATCGCACACTTTCGAGATGCTTTCCGTCGACGATCTCGCCAGGCATTGCCGGCAGATTGCGCCCGCGACGCTCTGCCCATTCGACCCGGTAGCCGGCCGGCGTGCGCCCGCTTATGCGGCCGACCCAGCCCGAGCGACTATCTCGCACGATCTGGCCGCTTCTGAATGCCTGGTCGCGCACTAGCCGAACTCACCAGCCGCGTCGAGCGCGTGAAAGCACTGCTCGCAGTAGTCGGTGCCGTCGACTAGCTCGTCGAACGTCTCGCCGCACTCGTCGCACTCTAGCGCGTTGTCGATGTCGTAGCTGCCGCAGTATGGGCAGGTTCCCAGAACCTCGCCGTGAGGCTCTCGAACGCCGACGACTTCGAGGTCGCTGAAGACGGCGTCGCAGCCGGTGCAGATTAGGCGGCTCATGAGAGCGCCGCCTTGACCGCCATGACGCGGCCTTCCCAGCCGGCCTTGGCCAGCTTGACCGCCAGCAGAACCGCAGAGCGGCGCGGCACGACGCCAAACTCGTCGCGTGCGTACTCGTTGGCAGCCACACGAGCCTGGTGCCAGTCGGCAACCATCTCGTAAGAAGTGAGGGCCGCGTCGGCCATCTCGTGAATTTGTTCGTTGCTCAGATACATGTTTTTGATTCCTGCTTCGTTGTTTATGGTGTTCATTATACGGCAATGACTTAATGTGTCAATGCCTTTTTGTAAGAAAATGTGAACCAGTTCTCTCAGATCAGGTGAGTGAAAAGAGCGCCGCGCTCTTCGCGTGCCCAGATGCTCTTGATGTCCCATTTTTCGACGACCGGCTCGCCGGCATCGTCTTCGTCGACCACGATATACGCGACCGTCTTGAGCACGCGCCCGAAGCGAGTGTCTTCGTGCGGGCCGACGAAAATCTCGTGCGGCATGTCAGAGAGATCGGGTCGCGTGTTCACGCGATACTCGAAATAATTGCCGACCTCGCGCTCTTCGAATTGCCCTGCGATGGTCTGGTAGTCGGTCTGCGGTGAAGACATTGCCATTATCGGCCCCTTGTGTTGTTGGTGTCTCGATTCAATGAAGACATTATAGGGGCAATGCCCCAGCGTGTCAATGACTTATTGTGAAAAAATGTGAACTGCGTCGAAGATCAGGGCACGCGCACGGCGCGCCCCGGTCTCAGAATTTCGAGGTATCTTCGAGGTCGATATGCTCGACCCCGCCGGTCTCTCGAAACTCTTCGAGCGCCGACTCGATTCGCTTGCTCAGCTTATCGAGTTTGACGTCGACCTCGATCATCTCAAGACGCAGTGCCGACTGCTCTGCGATGATCTCGGCGCGTCTTGCGACAAGTCGCCGGTGCTCTTCGAGCAATTTGTGCATAGGCTTTTCTCCCTTTGTTGCGTGGTGGGTTAAACCGCCGGGCGGTTGGCTCGCACGACCGGGGCCATGCTGTAGCGTCCCAGCGGGAAGAAAAAGGCAACGCCTTCGTCGTCTCGCATGATCTTGGCGCGTGTCACGTCTGCAGTGTGAGGATGCACGAAGGTCACGGTCTTCGCTGATACCTTTACAACCTTGACTTCGAGAACGCTGTCTGCGTCGTTGATGAAGCGGCCGGTGAAGATGGTGTTGTTGGTGAAGTCTTTCATTTTTTTCTCGTCTCGTTGTCTCGTCTTGATGGGGTTCATTATACGGCATTGCCTCAATGTGTCAATGCCTTTTTGTAAAAAAATGTGAGGCAGATCACTCTGCCTCGAACCCGTTCTCGACGATGAAGGCCGCAGCCTTCTCGGCCATCGTCGCCGCCTTGCGAATCTGGTCGGGCTCGTCTTTGAGCGCCTTCAACCAGCTCGCCAGGTAGCTCGCATGATTCTCAGGCTCTACCGGCACGCCGAGGCGCTCGCCAAGGTAGTACGCGCCCAGCTCGGCGACCAGCTCTTCGAAGGCGTAGCCTTCGCGGTTCTTGACCTGTAGGCCGCGATCGCAGCGAGACTTGTGGCCGGTCCAGTGCACCAGCTCGTGCAGCAAGGTGCCCCAGTAGCCGCGCTCGCTCTTGAACTGGTCGGCATTCGGCAGAACGACGCTGTCAGTCGCCGGCTGGTAGAAGGCGCGGTCGCCGCCGAAGCTCAGGTCGACGCCGAGGCGTTCGATCATGCTGTTCAACTTGTCGGCGTCGAAGCTCACGACGCGGGGCTCGACCTTCGGCAGCTCGATGCCTTCGCAATCGCTCTCGACGTTGAACACGTTCGCAGAGCCGAAGCCGACGACGAAGGTGCTCTCTTTTCCGTTCGCGTCTTCGCGCTTCTTGATGATCGGGAACAAGATTTTCGTCGCCTTCGCGCCCTTGCGCACGTTGCCGCCGAGCTTCTTTGCCTGGTCATATCCGACCCAGTAAGGGCAGGGATTGATCAGCGCCAGGTAGAGCGCATTCAAGCCTCGGTATGGCTTGCCGGTCTGCAGGTTCGTCGGCCATTCGGTCGCGCCGCGATCTTCCCAAGGCTTCTGCCAGGGCGCGGTGCCGGCCTGAATGGCTTCGATGACCTTGTTGACGATGTCGTTCATGAGTGCTTCGTTTTTCATTGGTTCCTGCCTCGTTGTGTATTTCAATGATTATACAGGCTCGGTATACTGAGTCAATGACTTATTTAGAATAGATGAGCAGGTTTATATAACAAGTCGGTATTTCTCAAATCGCCCCGCTCGTGTATGATCTATGTCATAGGTGGAAAAGGGGCTTTTTACGGAACTGCCCCTAGTTCCGTCAAGTTTTGCCTCACCGAACCTTTACTCGCCTCGACCCCGCGATCAATAATTGAATCGAACCGAGACCGGCCTCGCGTTCGTTGCGCAGTCGTGCAACCTCGCCGGGCTGATCTCAAAATCGCAGCAGCGATCAATACAACCAGAGCGGAGCACTGCAATGGATTTAGACCTGAATGACCCCGAAGTACAAGCCGCGATCGAGGCAGCAGCCAAGACGCAAGCCGAGGGCCAACTCTCCGAACTTCAGAACAGCATCGAAGCCCTGCAGGGCAACAATGCGAAACTGGTAGACGAGAAGAAAGCGGAAACCGAACGCGCCAAGCAACTCAAGGCAATCTTTGACGAGCTAGGCGGTGAAGACGAGATCAACAAGCTCAAGCAGGCGAAAGCCGAGGGCGACAAAGCGGCAGCTTTAAAGATGTTGGTCGAGGGAAACTTCGAAGAGTTTCAAGCCGCGATCACCGAGAAGGCGGTCGCAGGATACGCGAAGCAAGTCGAAGCCGCGCAAGAGCAGGTCGAAAAATCCAACGGTGAGCGAGATGGGATTCTCGCGAAGTACAACGGCAAGCTGATCGACATCGCAGTACGCGAAGCGGCCGGCAAGGCAGAAGTACACCCTACGGCTGTCGCTGACATAGTGTTCAGAGCGCAGCAGCAGTTCTCGGTTCATGATGACGCGGTCGGCTTATTCGACGACAACGGCATCGCAAAGATCGGTGCAGACGGCAAGACGCCGTACAGCATCGGCGAATGGCTTGAAGAGCAACGAGAAACCGCGCCGCATTGGTGGCCGGCATCTCAGGGCGGCGGCGCTGGCGGAAGCCAGGGCGGCGGCTCAGGCGGCGGCGGTGACAACCCCTGGTCACGGTCTGGCTGGAATCTGACTAAACAAGGTCAGGTGATCAAGCAGCAGGGGATGGAAAAAGCAGAGCAGCTCGCTAAGGCTGCAGGCTCGAAGATTGGATCGGTAGCCCCTCCCGCCCGATAACAATCTAAAGGCCGGTCTCAGGCGCGGCTCTTGCTTTGAAACTTTTCGTAAAAAACGGAGCTAAAAGCAATGGCTGATACACAGGTAGCAGACGTAGTCGTCCCTGAGATTTTCGGGCCGTATGTTCAGCAGCTCACCGAACAAAAAAGCCGCCTGATTCAGTCTGGCGCTGTTGTTCGTGACGCTGAACTCGACCAGAAACTCGCCGGCGGCGGTCTAACTTTTAACGCGCCTTCATGGCAAGACCTGGCTGACGATGATGACAACGTCAGCGACGACGTGCCCGCAAACACCGCAACACCGAACAAGACCCAAACTTCGCAAGAAGTGGGCGTTCGTCTTTCTCGTAACCAGCACTGGTCGAGCATGGACCTGGCCGCAGCACTGGCTGGTGACGACCCGATGATGAGCATCGCTGACCGCGTTGCGGGCTACTGGGCTCGCCGACAGCAAGCTGCATTCGTTGCCACCATGACCGGCATTTTTGCAGACAACACTGCAAACGATTCTGGTGACTACACAAACGACCTCGGCGCTTCAGTGTCTTTCTCTGCGTCTGGCTTCCTGGGCGGTCTGCTCACGATGGGCGACAGCATGGAAGACTTGGCGATGATCATGGTGCACTCGGTTGTCTTTAACAAGATGCAGAACGCGAACCTGATCGTCTACCGCGACGTGATTCAGCCCGAAGGTACGACCACGTCTACCCCGGTAGCAAGCACTGCAGTCGGCACTGCCGGCAACGTGCCTGTATCTCGCGGCGAGATTCGCATTCCTACCTACCTGGGCCGCCAGGTTATCGTTGACGACGGCCTGCCTAGCGCGGCCGGCGTATACGAGAGCTGGATCTTCGGCGCTGGTGCGGTACGCTTCGGACAGAGCACGCCTCGCGTACCTGTCGAAGTGACTCGCGAAGCCCTGACGGGTAACGGTGGTGGTCAAGAGATTCTCAGCTCTCGGGTTGAGTGGGCTATGCACCCCGTCGGTCACGCCTACACTGGCACCGCACCGAACGGTGGACCTAGCAACGCAGCTACCGCCAACAACCTCGGCGCAGCCGGTAGCTGGGATCGGGTTTATCCCGAACGCAAGCAGATCAAGATCGCTCGAATTCTCTCTGACGAGAACTAAGCGACCCCTGATTGAGATGACCCCGGCCTTCGGGCCGGGGCTCTTACCCTACCTTCCAAACGGCATAACATGGGGAAAATGAACAATGTCAGAAGATAAAGTAAAAGCTGAAGCCGAAGTCGAGAAGACTGAGGCAGAGATCGCCGCAGAGATTGCGGCAGAAGCTAAGGCCGCAGCGGCCGAGGCTGAAGAGAAAGCTGAAGAGGTGGCGGCCGAGGCGGTTGAAGCCTCAGTCGCAGAGCTTCAGAAAGCGGCAGACGCAGCCGACAAGGCGTTCGACAAAGCGACGAAGGCCTTCGCAAAAGCGAAAGAAACTCTCGAAGAGGCCATCGCCGAGCAGCACGCCGCGCACGCCGCAGTCCAAAAGCTCAAGCCGCGCAAGACTACAATGCAAGATATTCAAGAGCACCTTCGCAAGCAGAACGAGAAGGCAAGAACGGGCCAGATCAACCCTATTGACCAAGCAGGTCGAATCGGGCCGTCTCCCTTTCAGCTCTAAACGGACTCTCCCCAGTGTCGCGTTGTCGACACGCCGTTCGCCCCTCCCCGGTTCGCCGGGGCTGGGGCACTTTTTCAAGGAGAGTAGTGACAAGACAGCAAACGGGTGAGAGAATGAAGAGAGAAGAGTTTGAGGCGATTCACGGCCCCGTAGGTAAAAACGTGACCTATATCGACCTAGACGACCCTACGGTTAATCCGCAGCCGGTTATCACTGCAGGATGGACCGACGAACAGATCAAAAACAAGTCGGCCTTAGAGTTCGACGAGATGATCGCCTCGGCAGAGATGAACATCAGAAACATAGAAAGAACGGTAGAGGGTGAGAAGCGGCGACTGCACGACCTGCAGGCGCTTAAAAACCGGAGATTACAGCTCGGAGCCTAAAACATGCCTCTCATTAACGACCCCGACGGCCTTTCTCAAGGCGGATTGACATCACCAACCTCGATTGAGTTCAAATCTGCGTCTGGCGCTAACATAACCATCGACGCGAATGGCAACGGCGACCTGCCGAGTGTTACTGCGAACGATTATATCGAGATCCGTAACGCCAACACGACAGCAAACAACGGCCTCTACCGTGTCAGCTCTGTCACTACTCCGAACGAAGAGATCGTTCTAGTAAAAGAGGCGCTTGACGGGTCGGTTGTAAACCCCGCGAATGATGCGGCGGATACTACCGCGACGACGCTGGGCACCAACGCCGACGAGAAGAACATCTACTTCGACACGACGAACTTCTTGTTCACGTTCCTTAACGGCTTCGGCTCGACTACTGTGCTCGACAACGAAGGCGTGCTGGCTCAGGCGCTCTACTCATTCGGCAAAGAAGAATGGAAGAACGACAACGACTTGATCAAGTTCGATTTCTTCATGACCGCGATCACGCCAGAGCAGTTTGAATTCAACTCGGGCTGGAAGCCGGTTGACGAAGCCGAGAGCACCATATCGACAACCGACCCGTCGAATACCCGCGAGCTAATCCGCACCGGGGGCTGGTCAG